AATAAGCTCGTCATTAATGTATTCTTCAATTCGATCATCAGTCAAGATTTCGGTGTAAGTATATACCTGGCGTGTTCCCTCAACAGAAGTACCCCAAAAGCGGTACTTAAGTTTAAAACGAATTAGACGAGAACGGTCATGTGGGTGGAATTCAGGGAAGCAGAATGAGGCGTTAAGAGGAAGGATTCTAACACGTCCAGGGTGTACCTGACCGATAGAGTCAGCGTATGCCTCTTCATAAGCTACCTTAACAAATGAGTCACCGGATACTCCGCCTTGCTGACCAATTTCCCAAAGTACGCCTTTTTTATCGTTATCAATTTCCCAAACTCTCTTTAGAATATCTGGGATGATCGCCTCAGTTGCCACTGGGCTACGGAATTGAACTCCGCGACTAAATGTAAAGTTAATAACAAAGTCTGTAAATGCGCGGTAATAGTTATACACCATCTGTGATTCGCCAATTTCACGACGATAAGACCAGTGATGCCCAAGATACATTGCCCAGTTAAGTGAGTAACGGTTTAGACGTGGACCGTGTACTTCAAACTCTTCATCCGCCAGTTCTACAAGACCTAGTGGAGAAATTGAGATAGTTAAATCACTCGACGCCGCTCTATACGACGGAGGACTGAAATCAATACCACCGGCCATTAATTATTTCCCATCATGTTTGCCCTCAAACTACGAATCCTTTTTTCTTCGTCTCACGCTTTTTGCGTGCTACTTTTTCTTTTTGTCGATCTTCTTTTACTTTTTTCCAATCAACATCTTTTGGATCAGCTTCTCTTAAACTTTGTGGTGCATTACCACCAACAAGAGCCCACTGTTGGCTAATATATTTATTAGCTTCTGGTGATGTTCCTTTTCCTCTTTTGTTTGAACCCTTTAACGCTTTAGCTTGATTAACAATTGCTTGGTGCTGCAAAAGGTACTTGTCAACATTAGCCATGGTTCTCCCCTGTATCATCCCCGGCCTTGCGGCCGGGGACAACATTAGTATACAGTAATTAGTCGTTGACTGAAGCAGGGTTCATGCGACCGTAACGGCCACCTGAGCGCACAACTTCTTCGATAACGATCTGAGAGTGATCACCAAAGTTACCCTGTGCGAATTCGCCAAGGTATGTAGGTGCTTCTACCCATGAAGCAGAACCAACGTGAGCACGTTGCTTCATTGTTTCTTCTGCGTACTTTTCCATTACGTTTAGGTTGTGGTTAGGACGACCGTTTGGTGTGTCGTAACCCTGATCTAAACCAACTTGGAAATCATTTGGTACGTCTGTATCTGTTGCGATACCTTCTTCGAAACGAAGTGGTCCACGAAGACCAGCTGTTGCTGGGCTGAACTTGCGCTCATAAGATGAGCCTTCACGCTCAGGGAACTGAGGTGTTGGTGCAATATTTTCCATTGCCATTGTTTATTCTCCTATAGGGTTGGGATTGAGGTCCTCAGGCTTAATTCTGTCGCCTGCGGGGCGTTTTGTCACATTAAATACAATAATTAAAAGAAAGGGCTGGCGCTTACTTCAATAGTAGGCATAACCATTTCTTGGGTCAAAGAACAAGCTAAAGCTAAAGAATCCACAAAATCGTCGTGTGCGTGCGCCTCATCAGGGGCAGCCACTAGAAAGTTAGGGCCTTTGTACTGAACCTCGGCATCAGTCATCTGCTGATAGAACTTCTTCCAAATTCGTAGGCGCCTTGTTTTAGCATGTGCAGGCCAGGAAACCATTTGACGTTGGATTAGTGCTTGAAGGTGCTTCCACCGTCTAGATTGTTCAGATGGGCTAGAGGTAACAGATATAACTTCAGCTCTTGGCATAAGAATCTTTAGTCGCTGTGCAACAGCATCTCCAACACCGTTAGCGTCTACACCAATAGCTAGCACGTCGTAGTTAGATAAAAACTGCTGTATTTGAAAATACTGCTCTTCCCAGTCATCACCTTGAATTTCTAACCAGTTTAGAACTCTATGATCGTAATAGCCAAACTCATCTGGTCTATCCCAGTCAACCCACACAACAGTTACGACTGTTGAGTCCATCTTACGAGCTGGGTCAATTCCTACAACAACAGGAGATCTGAAATGGCTCTTAACAAGTTCTTGTGAGGTATCGCCAAGGTCATCCATAATTGAGGATGTAATGAACATACCGCGTTCTAGCAACCACTTACAGTTATATGAGAGCTGGAACTCGTCTGAGTCTTCTCCAATACGTAGCATTTCTTTTCTAATAAACTTCTCGTAGTTAGCCTGTACCTTTGCTACATCTCTCCAGTCCCACTGAAAGTGGTTCTGCTTAGCTCGTGCACTCATCTGTCTACGCTTATTTAATTGAATAGCCCTATAGAAATTGTTCTTGTGTGTAGTAGGTGTGCCAGTTTTAACAATAGTAGCGTTATAGTATGCACCCATAGGTGCAATAGATTTTGAAACCACAAAGTCATCTGCTTCTTGACACTCATCTATGATAATTAAGTGAAACGACTTAGATTCAATCTTAGCTCGCGGGTTAGCTGTCATCATCATAAGAGTAGAGCCAGACTTCTTAAGCTTAATATTCTTAGTTACTCCAGGGGTCTTTGTAGGGATATCGTCGATTTCAGGATCTCCAAAGACCTCCATAGCACGCTCACTAGTAAGTCGGGATACTGTACGCCCATATAGGGTTTCTACCTGGTTTTGTACAGGAGCAAACATTCCCACCCAAATACCATCACCAAATTTACCTAGTAGATCTGGGTACATTATAGCTAGGCGTGGAAGAATAACCATAAGCGTTGCTACCGTATTAGCAATCGTTTCAGACTTGCCTGACTGACGAGAAGCAAGAGCTGTAACTTCTTCTCCATCATTAATAATTACGGACTCAATAACACGACGTGCAAGCGGCTTCTGATAGTTGTGAAGCTCATGCCCCACCAACAGCTCCATAAACTGCATAATTTTATCTACAAGTACTTTTACAAATTCTTTTGATAGTTCGGACAGCTCCTCTTCGGGCTCTTCTAAACCTATCTCTTCAGCATCAAGATCATCTTCGGCATCAAATTCTTCTAGATCTTCGTCTAAATCGCTCACTTAACCACTCTCTTACTTAAAGTCTCCAGAATAGCGTGAAGCGCTTCAGCTCCAACACGGGCTTCTTCTAGGGTGTATTCGTTTTGACTTTTCACCCAAGCCGATAAGTTGCGGCCCACCGTGAACATAATTTGATCTGTCCAACCAAGAAGTTCGGAGGTAGACATGCTTGCTACTCTTCGCTCAATCTTTGTTAACTCACGAACTTGTTTACTTTTAAAGATCTTCATATTCTGCCCCGTATCTTACTGTATCCCAATCAAACGAGTTCTCTTCGATAGCTCGTCCATTGATAGCTCTTGTTAAAGCCATGCTCTCACTAAAAGTGGCTGTCCACTTTCCTACAACAATTGATAGTCTTGTAAATGGAAGTCGTATTGCCCAACCATGTCCGCCTCTATATTTACCATCTATTTCTTGAGTCTCTGCTTTATCGAGTATAACAGGTGGTTTTACTGGGTACACCATGGTATGCCAATAAAAGTTACCTACATCATGAGTTTTCGCCATTAACAATACCCTCGCATATGTGATCCGCCGTTTTATGCTCAAACATAATCTCAGTACATATTTTACACCTAAATTGACGAGGCTCTACAAAATTGTTCTGAGCAGTAGCCCCCACAGGAGTGTCCTGATCTAAAGGTATGTAGTCAACGATTATTTCAGTGGGCATATAAATCTCAGGTGGAAACGGACCTTTTGCATACCCAGCAGTTTTTGGTACTGGGTGTCCTTGCTTTGTTATTACCCTCTCAATGCGCATTAAAGCCACTCAGCCGTTTCAGCGATTGCGGCTTCTAGTGCGGGATTTCCCTCTTTACTTTGTTCAGCTAATTTTGCTGCTTTAGCTAATTCTTCTTCTCCCAGAGTGATGTTCTTAGTACGGTGCTTTTTAGGAAGCGCCTTGTGCTTCATCTCTTCATCATCAGTGTCGTGAAGATGATTTAAGGGAATCTCCTTAATATGGGCAGGTAAGTTAGCTTTATTAAAGAAAGAAGGGAGATCTTTATCACAGTACACCTGAGGCATTGCGCCAGGATTCTCTACAAAATATCCGCCATCTCGCTCACAGTTTACACATTTTGCCATTTTTAGCTCCTTTATGCATATTTCAATAAGATAAGTACACATCATACCAGACTCTATGTTGCTAGGTGCCTGTATTTACTGGTAGAATATTGAATAGGGGAGTAAAACCCCCAACACTAACTACGTAACAAAAGGGTTGCAACTAGCTTGGCAGACAGACGCTGAGCTATTTTTTATCTAGTGACAGTAGATAAGAGATTCGGGTTGGCCTTCTAGCCTAGGAGATAGTGTGATTATTGATGAAAGAACCATTTTAAAAGCAAAAGCTAGTTTAATGATAGCTATGTTAACCATAGTTACCACAAACGAAGCCTATGCGGCATATAACAGGGTTGATACACCCACTGTGATCACTACCCCGGTCGTAGTTGATCCTCTAGATAAGTATCGGGAAATGACAAAGTTCAGTCCTACAGACCTGGCAGACATGCTTGAACTCGTTGGCTTTAAGGGTTACTCCCAAAAGCTAGCTTGGGCAATCGTTATGCGAGAGTCTAGGGGCAACTCCACTTCTCATAACAAAACGTCCTCAACCGGAGACAACTCTTACGGGCTATTCCAGATCAACATGATCGGAACCCTAGGAGAAGACCGCAGAGAAAAATTTGGTATTAAATCTAATGCTGAACTCTTTGACCCAGTAACCAACGCCCAAGCCGCTTTTTACATGACTAGTCGTGGAAAAAACTTTGGGTCCTGGGGATTAGGACCAGATGCATACGATGGAACAGCTTCTGAATCAGCCGTAACGGTGTGGATAAAAGACTTTCCAAAGTAAATAGAAAAGGCCCCGTAACTGGGGCCTTTTTTATTACTTCTTTTTACCTTTATCTAGATATCCATTTTTTTTGTTAGAATTGTCTTTACCCTTATAGTTATCATTATTTTTTGGACCTGTTGGACCCTTAGGAGGAGTCTTAGGAGGGTTTGCGCCACCACCAGCGGCTGCAGTCTTTGGCTTATCTTTTTTCTTGGTTACGACTGTTGTACCAGGACGTGGTCTATCCTCACGCTGAGGTAGTCCTCTTCCCCGGTCACTCTCACTTAAACCTATCTGACCTACTGGGGGTAGGCCCACGCTATCAAACTGTCCCATTATTTCTTCCCCGCTCTGCGCTTGTTCTCTTTAGCTGTGTTCTTGCCGTGCTTTAATGGTCTTAGATTACTTGCGCTATCGTTATCGTGGTTA